TTGACAGATCTTCCGCGAGAGCCGTCGCGAGTAGCTGCTACGACATCAAGCCTTGCCCCAGATAGCATCTCGATCGACTCAGTGCCGTTGGCGTGTCGGATCTGCTTGACGAATCCTTTGAGATGGTCATTGGTTTCCAATAAGTGAGTTACTTGTCTGAAAGTGTCCAAAGCCATGCTTCGATTTGAGGACATGATCAAGACATTGGTATTCCACTTGATCAAGTGAGCAAGAATCAGCATTCGCGCTAAATGGGTCTTGCCATTCTGCCTGGCTACCAAGATTAAGTTTGTTTTGCGAATCCAGTTGCCCTTTTTGTCGATCGTGAGCATATCTTTGAGCACAAACTCCTGCCAAGGCATTAAAGGCATCTTTACGATCTCGCATAGATCTTTAACATCTTGCAGCTTGTTATCGCCCTTTAGAAGTGGGCTGTGAAGCCTTGGCTTAGTTGCCCCTCGTAGGGCTTTGGATCTTTTGGGCTTATCTGTCATTGACTCGGACTAGGTCGGGTCTTAAAAGGACTGTCCAGCATTGGTTCGGACTGCATCGGGGAGATATTGCCAGGAAAGACAGGGGGGGTGAACTTGCTTGCTAAAAAAACCCCTTGTGAGCGTGATCCTTTAGCACTGTTGCAAGCCTTGCAAGCACTTATGCAGTTCTCTGGATTGAACGCTTGTTCTGGGTGATCCTTGATTGGCATGACATGATCGACTGAAGTTGCATCGCCACCACAATAGCCACAAGTGTAATTATCTCTCGCTAGTATCGTGAGCCTAAAGGCTCGCCATCTCCTACTATCTCGAGGATCTGTGCTCTTAGGATATGTCACGCTTTAGCACCTGCCATGTGTGATCATTGTTCAGCTGAGTCTTAAGCCTATGACAGTTAGCGCATAGAGTCTGTAAGTTACTAAGTTCATTGTTCTTATGATTGCCATCTATATGATCAACATCTAATTGAACTGCATGAATAGCCTTGAACCCACAGAACTCACAAGTATCCTTCTTATGTATCTGATATCCCTTCTCTTTGTGTTTCCAGCACACTCTATCCCAGAGCTGTAAGCCACTCTTAGTTCTACCTTTAGACCGGACATTAGCCCCACAATGACACAAGCCTCTTACACTCTTAGGCATTAATGCCACCCCTTATTCTTCCAATGATCTAGAGCTGCACAGAAGTCTGGCTCATCATACTCTGTTTCACCATAGCGATTGATGACATAGCGTCTAGCCCAATCGTATTGTTCTTCAGGAGTAGCTGTTGCTAACCATTGTGATCTACCCTGCAAGAATCCATGATGGCTACCATTCTTAGCCTTGAAGTTCCAGTTACTCTCTTTAGTAGCAAGAGTATCTAAACACTTGTAAGTGTTAACTGTTAGGTGGCTTTGAATATATTCTTTAATTGTTAAAGGTTTAACTTCTTTTGCTTCTGCTTCTGTGGGTGCTGATTCATATATGAATAGACCTGCCCCAACAGCTAAACACGCGGTCGCGAGCAATCGCCCACAGGCGCTCGCTAGCGAGTTATAGCGTAGCAGTCGTGTCAAATCCATTGATGTTTTACGCATGATCTTGGGCGTGTCTAATCCTGTGTGCAATCATGTCTGATTGTTATATCGAATCCACATAACTGGCAACCCATGACTTCATAACAATATGCGCACATGTATTCAAACTGTATTTCGTCACAGCACCTAAAGTGTGCAGTGTTATCAGACTTTAACTTGTAATCGAATGGCATTACTTATCCTTACCCCAACCAATACCTTTGAAGATCGCTGGAGTGGCTGTAAATACCCGAATCATGGGAGTTGAACAATGCAGTACCGGGTTACCTACTGCGCTCATTGAGTGTTCTAACTCTTGCGTTTGCCCACATACTATGCATTCATAGTCATACACTGGCATTGTGTTCCTCGCATTTCGTGCAATATGTGTAACTGCTAATCAACCAAGTGCCACAGCCTTTGCATCGGCTTGGCTCTTGAAACCATTCTGCGTAATCGACTTTATTGAGTAGCTGAACCAGATCTGAGAATCTAAGCATTGCACCATATTCTGCTGCATCTTCTCCCTGTCCATTGAATCTCATAACCACAACACTCAGCTTCCCATCTGAGCGTTTACGGGTCTGATCCAGCCACTCCTTCGGTTGGAAGGCAGATCTTGCTTTTACTTCGATGTCGAACGGGACACCTGTGACATCACTGCCTTGCCTACCTGCCCCAGCACTGTCTGCATAAGGGAACCACTTTTTGAGATACTCAGCGACGCACTTCTGAGTGCGGTAACCCCTGTGCTTACGATGCTGGGAAGCCATTGTTTATAACCAGATCGGTGGGCATTGTTCTGCCCGATTCTTATGCGAACAGGTATAGCCTTCATAAGGCTTGCCTGTCTTACTCGATACGCCTGTCTTATGAATCATGAAGTCATGCTGGCACTTAGGTGCTTGCGGTACTTCTTTCGCATTTAATTCATCAGCTAGTAAGTTCATCGCTGAGTTCAAAGTTGGCGCACCCTCGACTTGTACGACTTCTTGGACATCTTTAGGGTTTTCAATAGTCCAAGCATCTTTTACTGGTTCTGGATATTTTTCTTTGAGGATTGGTTTTTCAGGTTGCGCGCTTCCGCTTCGTCCTGCCATTGATACTTTGACCATCTCTTCTCGGGAAGGCCGTCTGCCCTTAGCAGCATAGCCTCCGTTCGCCAATGCTCGGCCAAGGCTCGAAGTTTCTGCGTTTTCGCATGCGCTAGTGGAATTAACACCGCGATCAGAATCCTTCTCTTCAGCATAGCCAGTCGCGAATGCGACTTGGTCGAGAAAAGTGCGATAGAGATAGGCTTTAAAAACATATCGATGAGCTTCACATACTTCCATTTCCGTTGATACGCGTCCATCTGGATAATCCTTCCAAAACTTTTCCAGTCGGCTCTCGACTGTTTCATAATCAGCTAAGTTAAACGCCATGATTGATCTCCTCTTGCTTTACTAGAAACTCGGCTTGCTCGGTTAAAGGCCAGTGAGATCCATCTGGCCAGATTGACACCCAGACAGCACATGGCTGGCAATAATGTCGGTTGATTCCCTTAGACTTAGCATGCTGACTTACCACAGTCCAAACTGCAAAAGTCTTACCCTTGCCATTAGGGTGATCTTGACCCCAACGCATCTTGCAGTAATCACACCAAATACCGGACTTCGCCTTAGTAACTGTCAAGGTCGTTCCAATCAGTTGATGTAATCTGGCCAGCGATTGCAGAGTACGCACAGATGTCTGCGTAACTGTCTGGGTGGTCTTTCGTAGTTTGAGTTCTCGAGATCTTGGTGAGGATAAGGCAGATTGCGACTTCGTGTGGCTCAATGTTTTTGTCAAGATACACACTCCAGAGTCTTGCGATTCGAATGTGATTAAGAGTTGAGTCGCCGTATTCGTCACCTCGGTCGGTGAGTAGCTGCTTAGCTTCATCGAGAATATCCTTGGCCTTCACTCTGACCAGAATGTGTGTCGAGCGACCGAACGGCCGAGAGCGTAACCTTCTTCTTTGCCTTCTTTAAATCCCATGCCATAACCAGCAGCAATTCCAACTACTAGAAACGCTAACATAACTAGATAAAAATAAAGATCTGTGTTCATTTTAGCCCTTTCCATCAAGTGAACGATTCACTGATAAGGCTTAAGGTACAGGTTACCGAGGACTAATCAAGCACCTTTTGATAACGAAATGGTAACAATTCTGCATCGTCCATGTGGTCGTCGATGTCACGCCTTAGCGGATTATCTAGATCGTCCATACCTGCGACCGTTAACGGCAAAGGTTCCGTCTTTCTCAATGTGGATAATTGACACCTGGACACCCTTAGCATCTTCTTCTAGGATTAAGAATGCCTGTTGCCAGTTCATTGTGCCTTTTGTGTAATGAGCCTTGCGAATGTCCATAAGATGTCCACCCTCAAAGCCACGCAGGATACGGCCTAATTTGCCCCCTGAAGCCTCTGTAAAGGCCGATTGACCAGCGCGGTGAGTGTGACCACAGATTACGCTTAGCCCATGCCTACGGGCTGCTTCTAGGGCTGTAAGGCCAGGCGTAGGTTTAATGGCCTGTTCATCTCCATGCACTGCAACATAACCTTTAGCAATGGGAAATGGCTTCTTATGATAAGAGATACCGAGCTCATCGAGCTTCATAAACTTTTCAAAGCGCAGCTCTGGAAGTGACAAGAATGCTGGGATCTTGTTCATGATCACGTTGTAAAGTCGATCAGTGTGGTTTGACCTGATCATGTGGGCTTCTTTAGCATGCTGCGTCAATTCCCAAAGGACATCGACTGTCATGTCGCGATCACTAGCTAGGGTTTGCTCGTACCAGCCTGGCTTGTTTTCCGTCCATCGGCTGATCTGTGGGAGATCGATCTCATCTCCAAGAGTAACGACAGCATCGGGGCGAATCGCCTTAATAAAACTCGAAACATTTTTAACTGCTACTTCATCGTGATATGGGACTTGTAAGTCTGGAACTACGATGGTTCTTTTCATTAATCCTCATCATCGTCGGGATAAAAGTCCGGCATTCTGCTGGGATTATCGTTGATGCGTTTAGGCAGAATCCAATCAGGATATGAATAAGGATCCATAAGCAATGACATGCAAATATCTGTCGCAAAGCCAGCCTTACGCAAAGCCTTATAGTATTCGTTCAAGCCAATACAGTAAGCCTCAAGTGGAGTGTAACCCTGATCCTCTAGAGCTTTAGCTTTGCGTGGCGCCATGGTTTATTTTAGCGTTCTAAAAGTATGTTGTAAATCTCATCAACGCGTGTGTTGAGTCGCTTGATCTCGCTGAGTAAGTGTGTGATCACATAACCAGCCAATCCACCGATTGTCACAAGCGTGGCAATATAGAGCTGAAAGAACTCGGCTTGTGTCATTTTCTTCCAAGTTCATCTTTAGGATCCAAGTATCGCAATACTGGTGGAATAATTGAAGCAATGCCAGCAGCGATTAAGGCCTTTGGCTCAGTAACTCCAGCTGCATACATTGAGATAACTGCTACTAAGAATGCTCTGCCCCATGAGCCTAATGCGTTTTGTAGATCTTTCATTGTGATCCCCCGATCATAGGTATTTGAAGAAACTCACCATTAAGGTCAGCCGCTTTCGTAAACGAGATATGGCAGTGTTGCGTGTGTTTGTTGATGCCTGTGTATTTGCGCCATTTCCATTTAAGGATTGGGCTTGCGATCTTTCCATCAAAGATGATGTATGAGATGCGCTTTGACTTATCAGACTTTGCAAAGACACGAATTTGATCCGCAAGATCTGGCATGAGGTCTGGTTTAGCCTTGCCTGAAAGATCTCGATCGACATCGATGGCACGAACCCAGCCGTTAGCATCAGGATTGTGATCTGAAGGGCGCGCGCTGTGTCGAGTATCGCCGATCCAACCATCAGAAGTTCTATCTCGATCTCCGAAGGTGTCGTCAATCTGTTCTCTTAACTGGATCGCGCACTTTGAAAGTCTTGGCTTCATTATCCGAGAAGCAATGCTGCTTCTTCAGCGGTAATGCCTAGACGATCTAAGATTGCTTTGCGATTAGCTACCTTGGCTGCTTCTTGGCTATCTTTCCATGCCTGGCAAACTTTGAAACCATCTTCAAACTCTTTTTTGGTAATAGGTTCACATTCAAAGAACTGAATGCCTTCATAGTCATTACCAGTAATTACCCAGCCACCATTAGGAATCAACATAGATAAAACATCGCCGCCTGTAATCATGGTGTGACCTCCATTAGAATGATTGAACTAGTAGTCGTTCCGCCAAATTGAACTGTAACTTGAGCATTGTTTGAGTTTGAGTTAAATGTAACTTTGTAAGTAGTTGCCGAAGTTGTCGCTGGTGAATCAACATAATTCATTGGCACAGAAGCCATAATTGCTGGAGTTGCGCCACCTGTATAAAGTAAAGTGTCAGCTCTTGCAATAGTGGTTGCACCTCGAACCAGTCTAAAGTTTGCCGAAGTGTCGTTGGTTTGCTTGAACACTGTTGCGACTACAACAAAAACCATAATCAGATTGCTTGCAGAGGTAGGCGTAATTGTGGCAGTAATTCCAGTGTCAGCAAAAGTGCTGCTAGAAGATGCAACGGCTGTTGTGGTTGTACCTGAAACCACTTGTACAACTTTGGAAGCAGCACCTACGGCTGTCCATGCTGATCCTGAATAAAATTGAACGGCATTGGTGTCTTTTAGATAACACATGTTGCCTTCTTGTGGGCTAGTTACAGCGGCATCACGAGCTGCTGCATCAGCAAAGACCCAGACTCCCTGCATTAGGTATCCGTTAGTGTCTGCGGCTGTGAGAACATCACCTGTGGCGAATGTCTTGAAGCCTAATGGTGCTGCCATTTGTTCTCCTTAGTAAGAAAGTGTGTTAGTGCCTAGTATCCCATAATCAGTGCCTAATACAAAGGACTCAATTATAGGTTCTAGGGTGGTTAGTACGGTCTTCCAAGCACTCGGCCGAATATCGTGAGATATACCGAATACTTGCAAAGTCTTAGTTAAGGTCGATGACCCTGGTTGTGTGGTGCTGATGGTTACTGGATCAAAGAAGTCGAGATCCAAAGCGGCAGTAATGCCAGCATCATAATTGGCAGTGTAGAGATCCAGAGTAACTGCATCACAACGAATGGAAGTTTCTTGCCTAGATGCAACAAAGGCTTGAGCATTGTTTAGGGCTTCCGCATCTGTTTCCATTAGCAGGTTTTGCTCTTGGTATGAGTGCAAGAAATACTTATCGATCGAATCTTGATTAAAGGCCACCTGAGGTGTGCCACCAGTACGAGTAACGCTGGCCTTGTTAAATACCAGAGTATCGTCTAATTTCCAGAGGGCATTGTTATAAGAGATCCCAGTGCCATCGTCATTAAAAACTACTGGAGTGCCAGCCACGCTGGTAGAAGTAAGTTGGCGGTCTTGGAAAACAATATTTCCGAATCCGTCCATATACAGTGAACCATATTCAGTGCTGGTGATCAGCTGCATTGCGGCAAGGGAAGTTCTAAGAGTGCCAGGATCTGCTTGAACTGTGGTCTGCCCAGCATCGATGTCACGCATGCCAGAAGGCCAACCGATTGCATCGAGGATCTTGCCAATACGAGTTCCAGTAGTTTGACCTGCTGGAGTAGTTGCCACTGTTGTTATCTGGGCATTCTGGAATAGTCTAAAGCCATCAACGGCTTGGATAGTTGTGTAAACGACTTCACCGACATCTTTAGGGGTAGTTGTGTTATATGAGGTTATGTAACCTGCAAAGATTGGGTAAGTAGTTCCCTCGTAACTAGCAGTAATAGTTACCTTACGCATTGGATTTAAAAGTTCATAGTACGGCGATGATGGATTCATCGGGTTAAAGTCGCCATTCTGATCAATGATCCGAAGGCTCATTGTGCCAGTCTGGAATATGTCTGAAAGAGCTGTGCGACCGCGATGAGTTTTGATTGAATCAACTACGCTAGAAACATCGACTGTAACGGCTGTGCTATCAGCTAAAGCATTAACCCCTAGAACGCCTGAATTAAGAATCATAGGCGAGGAAAAGCCAGCACCTGTTGAAAAGTTGATAATGGCGTTAATTACTGGGAGTGTCATAATTACTCAAAATCCGGTAATGACCCAGGTGGTTTTATTTTCAAGCCTGTACCTAAACCGATTGTGACTGCATCAGTTACAGCTGTAACAAACTCATCTTGCAGAATGACTGAACCAGTGTTGGTAACATTGACTGTTACTTCTGGTGTCGGGGAAGTAGTGTTTGTAGATGTAAAACCATACAAATCAGAAAACCCACCTAAGAAAGCAAAAGGGTTCGTATTAACTGGGGTAGGGGTTGCACTTGGAGTTGGTAAATTGTTAGTTCCTGTATCAGCTATTATTGTGGCTGCCGCTTCATTGGTTATTGCACCTACTACTGCGTCAAGCTTGTTGTCATAATTGCGGTCTGCATTTTGACTAGGATTGTAATTAACACCTGGGATAAAAGTAGTGCTGGAAATGTCGGCCATTGTTTTGCCATATTTGCCTAGTTCAATTAAGGCTAAAGATAAACTACCTGCCCATGAAGCAAATGGATTTTTAGCTGCAGCAATGATTGCAAGATCAGCAGCAATCTGAGCATTTTTCTTTTGAATGTCTGCAAGTTTCTTTTCCAATGCTTCTGCAGTTGCAACATCTTCTTCCAAAATGGCTCTCATAAGAAGCAAGCGAGTCTTTTCTTCTTCTGTAATCTTACCCTTAAGGGCGGCTTCAATTTGGATCTTTTCTAAGTTAAAGATAGATTGACTTTTAGCAAGTTTAGCTTGATCGGCAGCGGCCTTCTTTGCTGCATCAGTTTGCTTCTTCTGTAAAGCTAAAAGAGCTTTTGCTCGTTTAGCGGCATCGGCCTCAAGTTTTGCCAACAATTTTTGTTGTGCTATTACGCTTGGATCTGGTTTTGGTGGTGGTGGTGGTTTAGGCCCTGGGGTCAGTTTTACGCCAGCTTGTGCGCCAGCAAAACCTAAGAATATATCTTTGCCTAACTTTTTTAAGTTTGCAAGCAAAGTAGGTATCACACCTATAGTTTTACCAGCGAAAGTAATAACGTTGGCCATAGCAGTAGCAATAGATTCGATAGCTGCGGCTGCATCGCTGGCCTCTGTGCCGCCACCAATGGCAGCAAAAGCATTGACTAGACCGCCACCAAGAATTTCTGAAGCGTTGCCTGTTGCTATTGTTAAAGAATCCATACGATATTGAGTGGTTTCCAAATAATCATCGGCAGCACCAGCTGAGCGAGTCAGCAATACTCCTAGAACTTCAGCAAAAGACTTAGAACTTAATTCAGCAGTTGTAAGGCCAGTGTTGTATTTTTTCAAACCTCTAGTAATGCCAACATAACCATTGGCAAGATCTTGCGATACTGTGGCTAGATCGATGCCAGAAGCTCGGCTGATAGTAATGGCGTTGTTTAGTAATTCTTGTGACTTGGTTAATGAGCCAGTGGTTGTAAGCAAACCCTGAAATGCCGGACGAAGAATGTCATCGGCTATTGCGGCTGATCGCTCAAGTTCGGAAATATATTTAGAAATAGCAGGATTAGCAAAGCCAATGCCTAGATTATCTACTGCTCGCGCTAAACGATTAGCTGCTGCTTCATCTTCGGCAAAAGCCTTGACTGCTGCCTTGCTGAAATTAACTACTGCCTGAGTTCCAAAAGCAATACCAAATGCACCAGCAAGTTTCTTAACTCCGCCTTCAAGTTTACCAATAGCAGTTTCAGCTTGCTTGAAACCCTTAGCATCAAAGCGCGAGCCTATTTCAATATCTGGTAATGCCATTAGGCTGCCCTTCTATACTTCTGTGTTTGATTTCTCATATAAAATTCTCGAGTTGCTTTGTCGATCGCTTTCATAGCAGCACCTTCAGCAACGCCTTTATTTTGAGCCCAAGCGCGATAAATTAAACGACCGCGACCTTTAAGGCTACTGACCAATGGATCAAGATTAGCGATGAATGTTGCACCAGCACCAGGGTTAACTGAGCGGCTTACGCCCTTTGAACTTCCGCTGCCCTTACGGCCAACCCAAGGTTGACCATTTGGATTCTTTCGCCCAGCTGTTTCATAAATAGCACCAGCTGCTGATTTGTTAATAATTCGTGCCATTGATGTAAAGCCATTTTTATTGCGCTTGCTGACACCAGTTGTATAAACAATTCCACGAGTAATTGTTCGATAGTTAAAGAAAGGGAAGCTCGCCTCTGTAAAAGGTCGAGCCGCCCAACCACTCATAGGTGATTCAGCTGGCACGAAACCTCTAGCCTGTTTAACAACAGGCTTAAGAGCAAGTGCCAACTCTTTCTTTAATTGTTTTTCAAGATCAGGAGTAAATTGACGAAGAGCCTTACGCAGATCAGCGTTTCCGCGTATTTCTACTTTGGACATCTTTCATCTCCTTGTTTCGATCTTTCATAGCCTGTAATAAAGCCTTAAACATTCTCGAATCAAGTTCGAGTAAGTCATTAGGCGCGATCTTTGTTTCCAGACTTAATCTCGCGACTAAGTAAGTAAAAGAATCACGCCCTATAATTCCGGGTCATCATCGAGGACTTCCACCTTTTGAAGTGTGTCCAAGAACTCTGCACCAAACATCTTGACAGTTTCACCGCTACGGCGAATGCACTCCCAAGCCAGCCAATACACATCACTCTGTTTTTCATCGTCACGAAAGGCTTTGTGAAAGCCCTTCTTGGCGTAAACCTCGAATGCGTATTCGATCGATGGGGTTATCTGATGATCAGATACAGAGCCATCTGCCCTTGTGATCTTTAGCTTTGCCATTCTTTAGCCCTTTTCTTTAGTAGTTAGATTATGACCAAGTACCAGTTGTTGCGATTGCTGTCTTGCTGTTGCAGGTAAATGTAAGATCCATCATACCTTCATCAGCGACAGCACCGTTAATGTCTGTTAGGTTGTCAACCAAGATTGTGCCTGAATATAAAACGTTAGTTGCTGATACAGCAGCTGATGAATCTTGGATTGCTGCGAAAGCAACAGTTGTGCCATAAGCAGCCTGAAGGGTTGCTAGAACGTTTGCTGCTGCTGTGTCGTTTAAGAATGACACTGTGATGGTATCTGCTGAAAGTCCGGTAACGAACTTGTGGGCTGTGTCGCCCATAGCAGTAACTTCGATCTGATCTGACTGACGGTTAAGTGTGAACGCAGTGACGTGATCTGAAAGATTGATAGTGGCAATCTTTAGACCAACTTTGTTATTTAGAAAAATTGCCATGATTATTCTTCTTCCTTCTTAGTAGTTACTGGCTTTGGTGCTGTGGTGATCTGACCAATCTTCTTCAAGAAGGCTAGATCCTCTGGTGTTAGGTCTGACATGTTAACTCCAACTTGTTAGGATTGATACTGACATCTCGCAGCTGAGCAGATCACCTGATGCAGCATTGAGAACACTTGGGGCAGATACACTGCCTACATTATACGTCAAAGAACTGGCAGCTAATAAGTTAAACACTCTAACCACGTTAGTTTCAATGCCATTGAGGTTGCCTTCGTTATCGAAGAGGGGCACCGTCAAAATCAGCCGAAAACGGGCAAGTGGACTGACTGTGTTGCGCGAATTATTGCTTGGTTCAATATAAGGATCGTCCGGGCTTACGATAACTGAATTGGCAAGAACTACTGAAGGTGGAAATGCAAAAGTCTGCCAGAGTGAGTTGTCAACTAGGGCAGTTGCAAGAGTAGTTCGAAGGGTCGTGATCGATGCTGGCATTAGCCCACCATTGAGCGTGGGTCTAGCGCGTGTGCGATCAATCCTCTGACCTTAGCGAGAAGCTGTGCGCTCATTCGGTAAGGTGAGGGCTGGAAATCTACGGAGTTAGAACCAGTTAAAGTGCTGGTTCTCGCTTGCCAGATCTCGACAGCTATCATGAGAGCCGCATTCTGGATAGCCATGTCGGCTGTCCAATCTGTTGATGGACTAATTGTTACTGTGCCATAAGGCCTGACCGCATGGCGTGGCTCAGCTGCTGGTGTGCCAGTAATGTTGTAAGAAATTGAATAATCGTCAACGACTGTGATTGTCTTTGATCCATTGAGGTGGGCTTTGTTGTTAGTTACAACAACCGTTTGGCCTACATAAAATGTATTTTTTACAAGTGTGTCAAAATAAAGAGTGCCTACTGTGGTGGTGTTGCTGTGTTCTGTGTTGAAATGAGTATCTGCCCAAAGCATTGGAAGTAGCACTGCATCTGATGCATCGCAGACTTCCTGAATTGTTGCATCTGGGTACAGCGAGCCAACGCCGAGAACGCTCTTGAGTTCAGCTACTGTGCAGAGTGACATTCCAATTCCTTTCTAAAGACCAAGAGGGGGCAAGGGCTATGCCCCCTCTCAGCGACTTAGGGTGTTACTTATGCCTTGTTGTTCTGGAAAGCACCAGCTGCAACCTTAGTTGCGATTGCGCCATAGCCGTAGTAGCCGATTGTGACCTGACCTGCGGCTGTTGATTCAGCGCGTAGGCGGTAGGTTGGGCTCTCGTACCATGTGTAAGCATCTGGGTTAACGATAAGAATTGTTCCATCGCCATCGCCAGCATTAGTTGGATCAACGTAGAGGTTAAGTCCTGCAACGTTACCTGTAAGTGATGTAGGTGCTACAACTCCGCCAGCGTTCATTGGCTGTGAAGCTGTGTAGATTGGGCGACCGGCATCGTTAAGCGACATGATGTTTGACCATTGTCCTGTAGATACGACCATGTTGCGAGCAAATGGGTTAGCAAGTCCTGCTGTTGCGCCATAAACGGAAGCTGATCCGCGAGCAACAATTCCAAGCAATTCTGCTGCTGTTGGATAAGTTGCCACTGTGGTTGCATCAACTGTTGCACCTGCGATAAGAGCTGCGTTAACTGCTGCGTTTGTTGTCTTTGCGTAAGCAGCTGCCATGTTGCGAACAAGTTCATCAAAGAATGCTGGAGATGTACGATCTAGCAATTCGACTGAGAATACTTGCTGGCCAGCATACTTTTGTACTGTTACAGAAAGGAATGCTGAAGTTTGATCTGTGTTGCTAAATGCATCG